TGGTCGGCGGACCACCATCGAGTAATAGACAAGATCGAGCGGGCGGTTCTCAGCGGCGGCCTGTTCGCCATGGCCATGCCCCGCGGCAGCGGCAAGACAGTCCTGTGCCAGACGGCCGTGCTGTGGGCAGCGCTGACCGGGGCGACGCCGTTCGTCTGCCTGATCGCGGCGTCGGCCGACCGGGCCGTGCAGCTCCTGGAGACCATCAAGACGTGGCTGGAGACCAACGCGCTGCTGCACGAGGACTTTCCCGAGGTCACGCACCCGATCCGAAGCCTCGAACGCATCACCAACCGCCAGAAGGGTCAGCGGTACAAGGGCGAGCCGACCCGCATCGAGTGGAACAGCGACAAGATCGTCCTGCCCACCATCGCCGGCAGCGCTGCCAGCGGCGTGGTCATCTCCTGCTCGGGCATGAAGGGCAGCGACATCCGGGGCCAGAACCATGCCCGTGCTGATGGCCAAGTCGTTAGGCCCCAGCTCGCCATGGTCGATGACCCCCAGACGACCGAGTCGGCATGGTCGCCCAGCCAGTCACAGCGCCGCGAGGCAATCCTGGCCGGCGACGTGCTGGGCATGGCGGGTCCGGGCAAGAAGATCGCCGGGCTGATGTGCTGTACCGTCATCCGGCCGGGCGACATGGCGGACAACATGCTGGACCGCCAGAAGCACCCGGAATGGCAGGGCGAGCGGACCAAGCTGGTCTACTCGTTCCCCACCAACGAGAAACTCTGGGCCCGCTACGCCGAAATCCGCGCCGACTCCCTGCGGAACGACGGTGACGGGCGCGAGGCCACGGAGTTCTACCGGGCCAACCGCGAGGCGATGGACGCCGGCGCTGTGATCGCCTGGCCGGATCGCTATAACGAAGATGAACTATCGGCCATCCAGCACGCGATGAACCTGAAGTTACGGGATGAAGCTGCGTTCTTCGCCGAATACCAGAACGAGCCGATCGTCGAGGAAGAGACCGCCGGCGTGCTGACGGTCGACGAGATCGCCGCCAAGGTCAATGGCCACAGGCGCGGCGAGGTGCCCATGGGGGCCAGTCACTTGACGATGTTTGTCGACGTCCAGGGGCGGCTGTTGTTCTTCGTCGTCGCGGCCTGGGAGGACGACTTCACCGGCTACGTCGTGGACTACGGCACGTGGCCCGACCAGCAGCGGCCGTTCTTCACGCTGCGCGACGCCCGCAGGACCATCCCGCGGATGTTCCCGAAGGCTGGGCTGGAGGGTGCGATCTACTCGGCGCTGGAGGCGCTGACCGGCGACTACCTGAACCGCCAGTGGCGGCGGGAAGACGGGGCGCTGGTGAAGATCGACCGCTGCCTGATTGATGCCAACTGGGGCCAGTCCACCGACGTGGTGTACCAGTTCTGCCGCCAGAGTCCCCACGGCGGCGTCTTGTTGCCCAGCCACGGCAAGTACGTGGGCGCAAGCAGCACGCCGTTCTCCGAGTACAAGCGGAAGCGCGGCGACCGGATCGGCCACCACTGGCGCATCCCCAATGTCCAGGGGCGCAGGCAGGTCCGTTATGTCCTGGTGGACACCAACTACTGGAAGAGTCTGCTTCACGCGCGCTTGGCGGTGACGATGGGCGACAAGGGGTGCCTGTCGCTGTTCGGCGGCAAGGGTGAGGAACATCGTCTGTTCGCCGAGCACTTGGTGACGGAGTACCCGGTGAAGGTGGAGGCTCGGGGGCGGGTCGTGGATGAATGGAAGGTCCGGGCCACTGCCGGCGACAACCACTGGCTGGACTGCCTGGTCGGCTGCGCCGTGGCGGCCTCCATACAAGGCGCGAGCCTGCCCGGCCTGGAGGGGCGGGTCGCGGAGGCCATGCCTCGGCTGCGGTTGTCCGAACTCCAGGGGGCCAGGCGATGAGCATGATGATGCAGACGCCCACGAAGAAGGCAACAGAACGCATTACCGGCCTGGCCTGCCCCAAGTGCGCCTGCCGCGACCTGCGCGCTTACTACACTCGTGCCAGGCTCAATCACATCCTCCGCAAGCGAATCTGCCGGAATTGCGGGCATGAAGTCATCACCCGCGAGCGCATCGGAGGTCCCTGACGCAGAAAGTTCCAATATTGGAACAATCTTCGTCCGCATTGCCTCTTGCCGTCCGAAAAAACACCCCTTGCGGCAAATAACCCTATGACGCCGGCGATACCGCCGGGCCTGGAGCCGCAAGGACATGGCCGAAGAGATCGACAATTCCATCCGCGACAACGCCTCAGGTCCCGCCAAGGCATCCTCCGACGGCACCAGCATGGAGCAGCATCCTCTGCCCGATCAGATCGCGGCGGATAAGTACCTGGAATCCAAGAAGGCCAGCCGCGTCAAGGGGCTGGGCATCAAGCTGGCCAAGATTTCGCCGGGAGGCGCTGTTTGAAGTGGCCCTGGACCAAGCGGGTGAAGTCGGGCGTGCGCACCGCCGTGCGATATGTCCGCGCCAAGTTCGACTCGGCGCAGACCACGCCCGACAACATGCGCCACTGGGCCAACGCGGATTTCCTGTCGGCCAACGCCGCCGCCAACCCGGCCGTCCGCAACACGCTCCGCAACCGTGCCCGCTATGAGGTAGCCAACAACAGCTACGCCAAGGGCATCGTGCTGACGCTGGCCAACGACGTCGTCGGCACCGGCCCACGGCTTCAGATGCTGCTGGGCGACGGTGAGGACGAGGGCGTCAACGGCCTGATCGAGAAGGAGTTCATTGCCTGGGCCAAGGCCATTGACCTGCCCGGCAAGCTCCGCACCATGCGAGTGGCGCGGGCGCAGGACGGGGAGGCGTTCGGCATGCTGTTCTCCAACAGCAACCTGGACACGCCCGTCAAGCTCGACATCAAGCTGATCGAGGCCGAGCAGGTCGCCACGCCGCTGATGAAGTTGCCCACGCCGACGTTTGTGGACGGCATCATCTTCGACCCGTTCGGCAACCCGCAGGCATACCACGTGCTGGACTATCACCCGGGCGACTACCTGACGATGGCCCCGCTGGCGTATCGCGTTATCCCGGCGGCGTCCATCATCCACTGGTTCCGCAAGGACCGCCCCGGCCAGAGCCGGGGACTGCCCGACATCCTGCCGGCGCTGCCGCTGTTCGCGCAGCTCCGGCGGTACACGCTGGCGGTGATCGCGGCGGCGGAAACCGCCGCCGATTTTGCGGCCGTGCTGTTTACCGATTCGCCCGCCAACGGTGAGGCCCAATCGCTGGAGCCGATGGATACGGTGGAGTTGGAAAAGCGTATGGCCACGGTGCTGCCCGACGGCTGGAGGTTGGGGCAGATCGAGGCCCAGCAGCCCAGCACGACCTACGAGATGTTCAAGCGGGAGATTCTCACGGAGTTGGCTCGCTGCCTCTCGATGCCCTACAACGTGGCCGCGGGGAATTCCTCGGGCTACAACTACGCCTCGGGGCGGCTCGATCACCAGACCTACTACAAGTCCATCCGCGTGGAACAGTCCCAGTGCGAGGCGGTCGTCCTGGACCGCATCCTCCAGGCATGGATGGCCGAGGCCGTGAAGGTCTATGCCGAACTGGCCAGTGTGGTTGACTGGCCGCACCAGTGGTTCTGGGACGGGAACGAGCACGTCGACCCGCAGAAGGAAGCCAACGCCCAGGCGCAGCGCCTGCAATCCAACACCACCACCTTGGCGTCGGAATACGCCAAGCAGGGCAAGGACTGGGAGACCGAGCTTCGCCAGCGCGCCAAGGAAGTGGCCCTGATGAAGGAACTCGGGCTGACGATCGCGCAGGCCGCGCCCAGCGCGCAGCCCCCAGGCGACCAGCAGACCAACAAGGACGAGAACGATGGAGAAGGACAACCACAATCCGACGCCGCCTGAGCGGCTGGAACTGACCGCCGCGATGGAGATCGACATCGACGCCGCGGCCGGCCCCGACGGCAAGCCGCCTTTGCCTCGGTTCACCATGGTCGCCTACACCGGCGGGCCGATGCGCGTGGCGGGCTGGCGATTCCCGGTGGTCATGGACCTGGCCGGGCTTGCCATCCCCTCGCAGAACCGGCCCATCCGCTTCGGCCACGACGCCAATTCGGGCGTGGGCCATTCCGACAGCATCGCCGTGAGGGACGGGCGACTGGTCGCCGCCGGCGTGGTGTCGCGGGACACATCCGCCGCCAAGGAGATCGTCATCTCGGCGCGGAATGGCTTCCCGTGGCAGGCCTCCATCGGGGCGGGCGTCGAGCAGTTCGAGTTCGTGAAGGAAAACCAGTCCGTTCTTGTGAACGGCCGGGAATTCACCGGGCCCTTGAACGTCGTCCGAAAGGCGACGCTGGGCGAGATCAGCTTTGTGGACCTTGGTGCCGACGGCAACACGTCGGCCAGTGTGGCCGCATCGGCCAGGGAGAGGACAGTCATGGAAGACAGCAAGACCACCGTCACCGAGACGCAGACCCAGGATCAGACCGCTACGGGCGCGCAGGGCACCACTCAGAAGGACGGCCCGCAGACGGCGACACCGCCTGCCGCGCCCGCAGCGCCGGCCAAGACGGTCGGGCACAACGTCCAGGCGGCCGCCGCGACGGAGATTCCGTTCGACCCGGTGGCCAAGATGCGAGTCGACGCCGCGGCCGAGATGGAACGGATCGCCGCCATTCGCAAGATGTGCGGCGACGACTACCCCGACATCTGCGCCAAGGCCATACGGGAGAAGTGGGACGTCAAGGACACCGAGCTGGCCATCTACCGCGAGCAGCGGCCCAAGCCCCCGAACGTTCAGGTGCGCGACAACACCGTCACCGGCGCGGTGCTCGAGGCGGCCTGCCTGCTGACCGGCGGCGTCAAGGCCGAGGCCGTGGCCGAGTCCTTCGGCGAGCAGTCGACGGACCTGGCCCAGAAGCGATTCCACGGCGGCATCGGCCTGCAGGAGCTTCTGCTGCACGCGGCGTGGGCCCACGGCTACACCGGCGTGAACTTCCGCGACACGCGGAACGTCCTGCGCTTCGCCTTCAACGCCGACGTGCGGGCCGACGCGGGCTTCTCCACCGTGGACATCGGCGGCATCCTGTCCAACATCGCCAACAAGTTCCTCCTGGAGGGCTTCTTCTCCGTGGAGCGGACCTGGCGGAACATCTGCGCGGTCCGCAACGTCAACGACTTCAAAACCGTGACGTCCTATCGCCTGATCGGCACCGACCAGTATGAGCCGGTCGCCCCGGGCGGGGAACTCAAGCACGGCACGCTGGGCAGCGAGAGCTACACCAACAAGGCCGACACCTTCGGCCTGATGCTCTCCATCGACCGGCGGGACATCATCAACGACGACCTGGGCGCGATCACGACCGTCCCCCGCAAGTTCGGCCGGGGCAGCGGCCTGAAGATCAACGACATCTTCTGGTCCGTGTTCATGAACAACGGCGCGTTCTTCACCGCCGGGGCGAAGAACTACATCACCGGCGCGACCACCGCCCTGGGCATCGACAGCCTCACGGCCGCCGAGCAGGCGTTCATGGACCAGGTGGACTCTGACGGCAAGCCCATCGGCGTCATGCCAGCGGTCATGCTGGTGCCCACGGCGCTGTCGGCCATCGGCACGCAGCTCTACAAGGCCACGGAGATCAGGGACAACACCGCCAACAAGGGCGCGTACCCGACCAACAACCCGCACCAGAACAAGTACCGCGTCGAGGTCAGCCGGTATCTGGCCAACGCCAAGTACACCGGCAATTCGGCCAAGGCCTGGTATCTGCTGGCCGACCCAGCGGACCTGCCGGTGATCGAGGTTGCGTTCCTCAACGGCCAGGAGTCGCCGACCATCGAGACGGCAGCGGCGGATTTTGACGTCCTGGGCGTGAGCATGAGGGCGTACCACGATTTCGGCGTGGCCCTTCAAGATGCCCGCGGCGGCGTGAAGGCCAAGGGCGAGGCGTAACGGAGGTTCCGTAAGTGAGGGTCTTCGCGGGCGGCGGTTGGGCAATGGAGTGCCCTCCGCCGCTCGCGGGGAGATTCCAGCAAGGATGACTTCCAGGATTAGGAGCAGAACATGGCGAACTACGCGAAGTACGTGCAGGGCGATGAGATCATCGACTACACCCCGACTGCCGACGTGGCGGCCGGGCAGGTGGTCGTCCAGGGCGATCTGATCGGCGTGGCGAAGACTCCCATCAAGGCCAATGTCCTCGGGGCGCTGGCCACGGAGGGCATCTTCGACCTCCCGAAGGCCACCGGCGGCGGCAGCGGCATCGCCGTCGGCACCACGGTGTACTGGGATGCGACGAATTCCGTCGCCACGGCGACCGCCGGGGCCAACAAGCTGCTGGGCAAGACGGTTGTCGTCGCAGCCGACGCGGACGCCACCGTCCGGGTCCGTCTGCACCAGTGACCCGAAGGGTCATCACGGCGTAGCCCGCCGTTCGGGCGAAGCCGGATAGGTGAAACAGATGGCGGACCTTCTTCAGAAAGCCTGCACATGGCTGGCCGGCGTGCGTGCGATGCACTTGTCACACCCGGTGACCTATTGCCGGGGCGCTGACAGCGTGCGGGTCGCCGCCGCCGTCGGCAGGACGGTCTTCGAGATCGACGACGGCTACGGCGCGGTGGAGAGATGGGAGTCCCGTGACTTCCTGATTGCCGCCGCCGACCTGGTGCTGGCGGGCGCTGCGGTTCTTCCGGCCGCAGGCGACCGGATCAGGGACGAGCAGGACGGCAGGACGTTCGTGTACGAGGTGATGGCCCCGGGCAAGGATCCGCCCTGGCGGTATTCGGGCCCATACCGCACGACGCTACGGGTCCACACCAAGCTGGTGGAGTGAGCGATGTGCCCGAGCGAGCAATACGAGCAGGTGTGCAAAGGCGAGTTCGCCTCGATCCATGAGAAGCTCGACAAGATGGACGAGGCGATCCGGGGCAACGGCAAGCCTGGCATCCAGCTTCGGCTGGACCGGCTTGAATCGTCCCAGGCCACCCGCAGCCGCCTGTTGTGGCTGATCGTCGGCGCGGCGGTGACGCTGGCGGTCGGGGCGTTGTGGAAACTGGTCGCGGGAATCTGACGGAAGGAAGGAACAACTATGGCGATGCCCGCCAACATGCGAACGGCCGTCCTGGACGGCAAGAAAATCCTGCTGGTCAACAACACGGTGCTGGACAAGGCCGCTGTGGCTGCCCAAATCGCCGCCCTGGACCGGCGGATCAACGTCGAGTTGCCCGCCCAGCGGGCGTCGATCAAGGCCGACGAGCTCCTGGCCCGCGCCAACGCCTCGGTGGACAGCCAGGTCGCCGAGGCCCAGCGGATCAAGGATGCGCTGACGGCCGTGGTGGACGAACTGGAGTGAGGCGGTAGGAGATCGACATGGCCCGGAAATGGATCAACTCGGCGGACGTGGAGGTCAGCGTCGCCGGCGCGCTGCTGACGGATATGTCCGGCTGCACGTCGTTGGCGGGCGGCACTAAGACGGTTCCATCGGCGACGACCCCGCAGCCGCTAGTGGCGGTGTCGGTCCCGTGCCGGTTCGTCTGGGTCGGCGCTCGGGTGGATGGCAGCGGCAACCCCTTGAACAGCGCCCCGTGCTTCATCGGCGACTCGGCCAATCAGAACATCCCGGTCATGCCCAGCAACTACGAGGGCTTCGTCATCCGCGTGGACGACGCCAGCAAGGTGTACGTCAAGGTCGGCGTCGGTGGGCAGGGCGTGGCGTACCGCATCTTCGCGTGAAAAGGTGAATAGTGCCTTTGGTGACATCCATCCAGTCCGGCTTTTGGAGCGACCCGGATACCTGGGACAGCGGCGAGGTCCCGGACCTTATGAATGACGATGTGACCATCGCCAGCGGCCACAACGTCATCATTAGCTACTACGACTACCTGACGGTCAGCCGCTACCTCAGCGTCAACGCCGGCGGACAGTTGGATGCGCAAGGCAATCTCAGCCTGGAAGGCGGCGGGTCGCTGGACGTGTACGGCCGAATGAACCTGTCCGGCTACACGAACCTCTACTACGGCGCGAGCCTCTCCGTTTACGGCGAGCTGTTCGTCTACAGCGACATCTACATGGACCAGGCGTATCTGAGCATCGCCAGTTCGGGCCGTTGCACCGTCTACGGATACATCCGTCCGCAGTATGGCAGTTCCCTCGACGTTCGCGGCGTCCTGACCGTGGAATCCGGCGGGACGATTGAGGCCAACTACAACGGCTACGTGAACGTCCAGTACGGCGGGACGCTGAACCTGTACGGCTTCATGGTCGTCGTCTACGGAAGCACGCTGAACCTGTATGACCACGGCTTTGTGCTCGTCGCGCCGTCGGCCAGCCTAATCGTGCCGATGGGCGGGACGCTGTCACTGGACTACTTCAGCCGAATGGACGTCTTCGGCTACCTGAACTTCTACGACTGGGACTCCTACCTGTATCTCGGCTACGAGTCCGTCATCCGTGTCGGCCGGGACATCAGCGCTCCGCAAAGGGTGAGCAGCAACGGCGGCAAGATCGTCATGCTGCGGCGCGAGGGAGTCATCCGCGACAGTTACGGCAACGCCCTGTTCGTCCTGGACCAGGCCTACGGCTACGGTCGGACGATGGTCGCGTAGGAGAGAAGAACTATGACAAGAGTGCCTTCCATCCCGGAACCTGGCCTGCCGGTGGTCCTGAGCGCCGACGAGGCGCAGGTCGTCCAGCGACTTCGCATGACGCCGGAAGAGCGCACCGCCGAGCAGGAGACCCGCAGCCAGGCCCGTCTTGACTCAATGTCGCCCGACCAGCGGCAGGCGGAGGATGCGCGGGCGGCGAAGCTGGCGGCCATGACGCCGCAGGAGCGGCAGGTGTTCTTCCTGGGCCGGCACATGGCAGACCTGTCGCGTCTGCTCAAGCGGGCCGCCGACAAGGGCCTGCTGGACGTGAACCTGATGGAGATCGTGGACGGCAAGCTCCTGGAGCGGCTGGTGGGCGACCCCATCCTCTTGTGCGACGTGATCTACGCCGTCTGCAAGCCCGAGGCGGATGCGAAGTCCATCGCCGACGAGGACTTCGGAAGGGCCATGGCGGGCGACGCCATCGAGCTAGGCACCACGGCGCTGCTGGAGGAACTCTGCGATTTTTTCCCGCAAGGCCGGCGGCGTCTGCTGAGGAAGGCGCTGGAGAAGCTCAAGAAGCTGGAGTCGATCGCGCTGACGGCCGCGGAGACGAGGCTCGACAGCCCGGAACTGGAGCGCCGGATGGCGGAGGAACTGGAGGCAATGCCGAGCGGTACTGGCGGTTCCTCTGGGAGCTTGCCGGCGTCGTCGGCGTCGATCCCGGCCCCCTGACGCTGCGGGAACTGGTGTTGATGGCCGAGGCGCGGTCGCGCGAGGCCTGGGCGCACACCAGCACGGTGCTGGCGATGATCGCCAACGCTAACCGCGACCCGAAGCGCACGCGGGCGTTCCGGCCGAGCGACTTCGATCCGTACAGCCAGAAGAACAGGCCTGCCCCGGTGGTGAAGGGCAGGAACTTCGACATCCTCAAGATGGTCTTCATTGACCAGAAACGGAGTTCATCGTGAAGAACATGACCAGCGCGATGGACGCCTACCAGGCGGTCCAGCGCGGCAGCGCCGACGCGGCCACGCCCGCCTGGGAGAAGGCATATTTGACGGAGAACTTCAAGCAGTGGCGATTCTTCGTCCGTTCGGCGCGGAAGGACCTCGCGTGGGGTCCCAAGCTGGAGGGTGAATGACCATGGCCGACCTCAATCAACAGGTGCAGGACTTGCTGGCCCGCGTGCCGGAGGCCCAGCGCCAGGCGGCGGGCGCTTTGCTGGTCCAGTACGGCCCCCGGTTCTTCGAGATCGCCCAGGATGACGCCTGGCAGTACCTGCGGCGGCTGCTCGCGGGCGATGTGGACGTGGTGTCGGAACTCGATGGCAAGCTCTCGAACGACGAGTTCATCGCCAAGGTGAAGACCAACACGGCCCGCTGGGAATCGGTCGCCAACTACAACAAGGTCAGGGACGACCTGAAGAACGAGATTCTCCTGCGGCTGGTGCCCATCGTCGGTTCTCTGTTAGCCGCCCTGGTGGGGCTTTGACCGCGACAGCCAAGGAAGGAAGGCAGTCGCTCCTGATCACCGGCCAGCAGGGCCTGGCATGGAAGCCGCCCGGGTTCAACGAGTCCGTCTTCATCACGCGGAACGGTCAATTGGACTGGCTCGGCCCTGGCAACTGGGATTCCATCCTCTATAACAATGCCGGGACGCTCGATTGGCTCAATCCGCCCTGGCCGCCAGCGCTGTTGATGTACGATGCGCTGGGGCTGGCGTGGCTGGGGGCCGGGAATAACGAAGACCTGCTCGTCACCCGGAACAACACGTTCAACTGGCTGGCCAAGGGCTGGGAACAGTCGCTGCTGTACGTCAACAACGGCCAGCTCGACTGGTTCATCCCCGGCCTGCCGGAATCGCTGCTGATCTACGGCGCGGGCGGTATGGGCCTGTGCTGGAAGCCGCCGGGGTTCAACGAGTCGATCCTGATGACCCGGAACAACCAGCTCGACTGGCTGGGCAAGGGGAACGACCCCTCGATCCTGGTGACGGACGGCCAGCAGGTCCAGTGGAGCCAAGGCCAGGACCACACCGGCAAGGGCGCGGTGCTGTGGATCGACCCCAACGGCGTCTTCGGCTGGGGGCAGGCGTACCACGCGCTGCTGGACGCGGAGTGGCATTACGACACCGCCAACGCGCTGCCCACCAAGGGGTCCATGATCTACATGACGGGCGACCCGCCCGGGGGCGTCTGGGATGACCTGAAGGCCGGGGCCGACCAGTCGCTGCTGACGGTGAACAACGGCCTGCCGTCCTGGTTCGCCAAGGGCAACGACGGCTCGCTTCTGACCACCAGCGGCGGGATGCTCTCCTGGCTGCCGCCGGCCGCCAACCAGGGCTGCCCGCTGATCACCGGCTGGAACGGCCTGGAGTGGTTTGACGGGCCGACCGACAACATCACCGTGGTAACCGACATCCAGGTCAGCGGCGTGGACGTCCAGAAGAAGACTCGGCAGATCGACATTACCAAGGGCGTGGTGTGCAACATCTGGCCGGAATCGGACTGGGTCACCGTCCACACCGGCACGAACTGCCCAACATCATGAGCATCCAGTTCTACAACGGCGTCATCCTCTTCGTGGACGGCCAGATCGCGATGGACCCGGCCTGCTGCTGCGTCACCGGCTGCACGAGCTCGCAGTACGGTGTCATCGACACCGCCGCCTTTGGCTGGCAGCCCGCGCCGCACGTGGACGGCACGTCCATCCGGGGCACGTTCAAGTTCGAGGACAGCGCCAACTGCGGCGGGCCCAACGGCTGGGAGCAGAGCGGCTTCGCCTCCTGCACGGTCACGTTCCCGGTGTCGATGGTGGTGTCCTACCGCGTGGCCGGCAGGACGGAGCGCCAGAACGCCGGGTACGACATCTCGTACATCGCCCGCGACGGCGCGACGATGGCGATGATCGGCGGCAGCAACGAGTACATGGGCTGCGAGATGGCCGACCGCGAGAGCGTCGCCCAGGAGACGCTCCCCGCGGGCACGTACACCTTCACCTTCAGCGCCGACACACAGGACGGCCTGTACCACGTCGGCATGACGCACACGTTCCTGGTGGACTGGGAGCCCGCATGA